TCATCTCCCATTAGTTTTTAAGCGGAATGTTTACAATATCGTAATTAAAGTTTTCTTCGTTATAAACTTTGATTCTTTCAATTAGATGATTAAGGGTATAATTTTTCCTGGATTTGTAGGATATATCGTCAGCGATATCATATAGAGTTGCCTTTGTTTTGTTATTGCCTTTTCTGAGGACTCTACCGATACTTTGGAGGTTACGTATTCTGGATTTAGAAGGAGAAGCAAAAATAACATTGTGGAGATTCTTGATATTGATACCTGTACTGAATGTTCCGTATGAAGCAACAATAATTGCGTTGTTCTCCTGTTCAGTAATCTCCCTTACTTGTTCTCGATCTTCTGTACCAACTCCACCATGGACAAAGAATACATGGCGTTCATCTAACCTACCATTATTTATCATCTCGTATAAAGGCAATCCATGACCTTCTACTCTTGCAAATAAGATGAGAGTATTACCTTTGAGATCAAGTGCTAAGTTTCTGATGAACTTGTTACGTCTTTCGTGATTGATGATATACTGGACTTCATCTTCAAAAGTCTCAAACTTATGTGCTGGGTGCTTCAGTAGAAGTACATTAATATCTAACTTGGCAACATGCCCCTTTGCCATTAGTTCTTCAGTACGGATGATTTTATATGATGGTCCAAACAAACCTTCAAGCACCCACTTGTGAGTTTGTGTGCCATCCAGGGTTCCAGTAAAACCATATCGGTACTTAGCATCCGCAAGTTTTGTCATTATAGATATTAATGACTTGCTTTTAAACTGGTGAGCCTCATCCCCAATAACTACGTTAAAACGTTCAAAATATTTTCGGGGGAGTTTGTAGATCGATTGCCAGGTAGTAATGATAACTTGAGAGTCCGTCTCTCTTTCTCTACCAGCGTAAATCTTGTGGCAATATGAACCTACATCCCAGCCATAGTCTGCAAAATCTTTATACATCTGTTCTACTAAAGATGTCGTCGGAACAACTATCAGAGTATTTTGTCCGCGCTCAACGTGATATCTCACAATCGAATATATCATCAGAGACTTTCCAGAAGCAGTTGGGGATATCAACAGCTTTCTATTATGTCTTAGAGCGTCGTACACCCCATCGATTTGGTACTCTCTAGGTGAATACTTACAAATGGCGTTCATGTAGTCTTTAACGCCCTCCTTTGAGATCATGTCGTTTGTCTCAAAAGGAGTTCCGTAGAACTTGTTATTTGTAAACTCGTATGAGTATCCATGATCATCACAGAAGCGTGTGATCTTATCTAATAAACCAACATATATTTCCCCAGTCTGTGTATTGAACAGACGAATCTTTCCATCCCAATACTTGTTACGGTATTGAGGCATAAACTTTGCACCAGGTACATCGAAGGTAAACTGGTCTGCTAACTCGTAGAAGACGTGTGGTTCTGCATCAACCTTCAAATATACTTCATTCTTTTTTGATATAATCAAATGAGACATACTCATAGGGGTTCACCTATGAATATTTATTACTGCATTTTAAACTTATATTCTAATACTACCCTATACAGAAAATTCTTGAGGTACTCAAGTCTTTCCTGCTCATCAGGATGACCACCTGGCCATTGTTCATATCGATACTTCACACATTCATATACATGATATAAATCTTCTGGTCCAAATTGAAGTTCAATATAAGGAAGACTATCATCAAATTCTTCATCTTGATAATTCCATTCTTCGTCTTTCATTAGAATCCTGCTTGGAACTTTTGCCACTCAATGGCGTTTTTAATTTGAAAGGTTCTATTAGCAACGGTTTTGATGACTTCTTCCAAAAATTTCATTTGGACATCATAGTATCGAATCTTTAGATCGATAGTTGTCAGTTTTTCATCAGCGTCAAGATACCTTTGAATAGCATCTTTTTCGCGAACTTTATAGGGGAAAGGTTCCTCTACATACGCTTCCGCTGGTGCTTTACCTGTATAGTAGTTATACCTTTCTAACTTTACACGTCTGTAACTATCTCTAGCTTTCTCTCGAAGAAGTGAAATAGTATTGTATATTGTATAATACTTTGAGTGAAGTTGCGGTATCTTTAGTGACTCATCATGTAGGTTATCAGGGTCAATGACAGAATCTTTCTGCCACATCTCCTGAATTTTATCAAGGTCCATCATAGGCGAGTTCTGCCGTCCGAATCAGTTATATAGTAAACAGTATACCTGAAAGTTGCCTCTGCTGTAAAGTACTGAATGTCCTGTTGTGTGGTATCGAACTCAAGAGAGGTTAGAGATACTGGGAACAAGTCCTGAAACTTAACTATGGAACTTACACGATAGTTACTGTTCAGGATCGATAGACTCCCATCACTGAACTGCTCCTCTAACTGATTCTTGAGACCATCAGCATCCGTTGTGAGGTCTGCAAAGTCTTTTGTGGTCTCTGGAAAACCGAGACCTGTTAACCAGTTGTGTATCGCCATATAGTTGACCATATCCTCGTCCACAAGGAACCTGAGGGTAAGATCTCCAAAACTTAATTTTTCTCCAGGTACATCAATATCTTTAAGATATCCTGGTTGAGTCGCTGTTTGTAGACTCAACTCTGGTATTCTAGCACTGGTGCAGAAAAAGTCAGCCTTTGGTGTTTTACCAAGAGAAAATTTAAAACCAACTGGTGATAGAAAATTTCTATTTTCTATCTGTTTAGCAAAGGGGGAACGGGTCATTCTGCAACTACGGTGGCATTCTTGAAACCACCATTGGCATTTGATACTTCAACACCACCAATGGTTCTTGTGGTAGGGGCAATGACTGTATTAGCAGCAGTCAGCGACGGAAAGATTTTACGCTCAGCGAAGTCATCAGACCATCTCTGGTTTTCTACCAGATACATTGTCTGACCAGTGACAACGCTAGTTCTTGTGATGTGACAACTAGTAGCCATGGGATTGTTTTTTAGCTATTTAGCATAAAAAAAGAGGGTCCGAAGACCCTCCCAGAAATATGTGAACAGAATCACATGAGGTTTTGAACCTTGACGCGACGATAGTAGCGGTTGGCGTTTGCCTGAAGTGCACCCAGTCCTTGGGAAGTACCAGCAGCGAATGGGTTGGCGACCATGCCGTAGCGGGTCTTGAAGCCAATCTTAGGCTGGAAGGTGTCCTGACCAACGGCACGAACCATCTGGAGGGGGACATATGGGCAGTAGAACAGACCAGCGTCATAAGGTGAAGAACCCTTATAACCAGCAACGTAGTACTGATCAGCAGCAACGTTAGCAGAATATGGGTCGATGTAGACGCGGAACTTACCAGCAAGAACACCAGCGAAGGTGTTACCAGTGTCATCAACGTTGAGGTTGGCGTTCAGAGCAGGGGTGTAGTCGAGTACACCAGCCATGGTCAGAGCGGAGGCAACGTCTGCGGAGCAGAGGATCATGTTGCCCTTGCCACGACGAGTGCGCTGGGCAATCGCGTTGGCGTCTCTTTCGATCTGGAAGATCAGACCTTTGAACTTCTCAACAGACCAGCGACCGTTGGAGTCGGTGTCGAGGTCGAAAGCACCAAGAGTTGCTACGTTGGTTTGTGCACCAGACTCAGCAGACTTGTAGATGGTACGGATGACTTCACGGTTGATCTCGGCAAGAATCTCAGTGGAGAGAATGTTGGCGAGTTCAGCTTCAGCGTTCAGACCGTGAATGGCTTTCAAGTCCTGAGCAAGCTCAAGGCTGTACTCAGCTTTCAGGGCACGTGACTTAGCAGTTACGGTGACCTTCTCGATGCTGAATGCCATCTCGTTGAAGGCACTTCCAGTTCCACCAAGACCTTCAGCGTCGTCTGTACGCATACCCTGACCAACAGGATATGTAGTAGCAGTCTGACCGCCTTCTGGGTTCAGAGCGGCAGGGTTGGTTGCACCGGTCAGACCAGTACCACCAGTAGTACCGAAACCAACTGCACCGTTGGAGAATCCATTGGTACGATCGCCATCAGCGTCCTGACCGGAGAATGCGGTATCAGGCTCGTTGAAGAATGCTTCGGTGCCAGACTGGTTGGCATAACGGGAGCGCATCGCGAAGATGAGTCCAGTAGGACCAGTCATTGGTTGTACGCCAGCGAGGTCATAAGCGACCAGGTTAGGCATAGAGCGTCTGATCAAGGAGATCAGAACAGGGTCGAAACCAGCAACAGGACCACCAGCAGCGGCGTCAGCAGAGAAACCAGGGTTAGTACCTGAGTTGGTGTTGACAGTTGGGGTTTCGTAAAGAAATTCTTTCTCTTCGTTAAGAGCGACTTCTTGGTTTTCCAGGAGTTGAGCAGTTACTGCACGACGATGGGAGTCTTTGATAGGATCAAGACCTTCATAGTCGAGAAGGGGTGCCCACTTCTCCTGCAATACCTGGGAACTAGGCATTTGCATTTGAAATTTACCTCTAAAAAAAGTTAGTTTGAATGTTTATGATTTAGGAATCACTTTTTAGAAACTCTACCGAGTGTTGAGAGATAGGACTCCATTCTTCCAGAGACTTGCTGAGTAGACTCAGTAATGACTCCTTCAGAAATAGTTTCGGTAGTTTCAGATTGAGTGCTCTTCTGCTCTGGGAAGTAAGAACCTCTCAGAGTTACAAGCTTCTCACGATAGTCTGCTTCACTTTCAAACTCAACATTTTCAGCGAGAGAAGCGAACTTGTCCTTCTGCGAAAGTGCAAGACCTTCAGCAACTTCTGAGAAAATTACATCAGAAGTAGACTCAGCTAATCTGCGATTAAGAGCAACATTGCGATCAATCTGCTCGTTGAGTTTATTCTCCATTTCATCAAGTTTATCTACCATGCTCTCGATGACATCATATCTATCTTCAGGAATAGTTACATAATGTTCTTCAAAGAGTGACTTCATACCTTCAAGGAAGGATTCAGTCATCTCAGTTTTGAGACCATGCTCGACTTGAAGTGCATTCTCTTGAATCCACTCGTCTGCAACATACTCAAGGTAAGAATCGACACGCTCGGTCAG